CAAACACACAAGATTGAAGCGATATTGAATGCAGATTCAAGAAAGGCGTTTCAAAAGATTGTGACAAGATTTGCGGACTAATGAAAGAAGCCTACATTGGTTTTGACGAAAAGGACATCAAGAAGGAATTCGAACGTGCGTTCAAAGAGTTGGAAGGATTGCACGATGGCGTCACAACGGCGCAAATTCGTCGCATTGCACGAAAGTCACTCAGACCGATGGTGAAGGCGTATCGTGATGAGGCCAAGATACAAGGCCCAAGCGTCTTCAAAGTGTACCGAAATGGTGGCGTTTATGCTGAAATCAAGTCGGGGACATTAGCCAAATCGATGGGGGTGATTACTACACGCGTGAATCGTGGACAAACGTTTGCGTCTTTGCAAGTTGGGCCAAGGGTGAAGCGTAGTTTTTCAGACCCCGAAAAAGGCGGTTGGTTTGCTCATTTCTTGGAATACGGATATTTGAAAAATGGTTCGTATCGTGGCGACGGATACCGATTCGCGTCGCGTGCAAGGATGAAACAAAGCGGTGGCGTAGCAAGCGAATTCAAACGATTGATGCGTTCATTTTTGAATAAAAAAGTAAAAGAGGCACGACAATGATTGGGAAGGTTATCAAATCAAGGTTCACCAGCGATTCAGATTTGAACACGCTATTTGGTGGACGGGTGTTTCCAGTCATCGGCGCACAAACAAAAGCGACGCCGTTCGCGATTTACGAGGTGGTGAACATTTCCACAAGTATGTCGAAAGAAAGCGATTCGCATATTGACGACATTGACGTCCGCATCACTTTGATTTCGTCAAAGTATTCGGACACCCAAAACGGCGTTGAATACGTTCGAAGTGCATTCGTGAGAATGAACGGAACATTTAGCGGCGTGAAAGTACAATCGTGTATGTTTGAAGGACAACGTGATTTGTTTAGCGATGACGAACGGACGTTCGGGTCACAATGTGATTTGAAATTCCGAGTGTCACGCGATTGATTTTGTAAATTGTAAATAATAAAAATTAGAAAGAATGCCAGCAACAAGCATCATGAATTCAACGGACGTTGTAATTCAAATTTCAGAAGATGGCGGCACATCATACGACATCATTGGTCGTGCAACATCTGCATCATTGAGTGTTTCAATGGAAACACGCGACACTACAACCAAAGATTCTGCCGGATGGCAAGAAAATTTGGAAGGTTTAAAGAACTGGTCTTTGAGCGGTGACGGCCTTGTCACTTACTCAATAAGCGGTGACTACGACACACCTGATGACCTTTTCACACTATTGTCAAACCGCACACTTGTCAAAGTGAAATTCGGTTCAGCGACAAGCGGTGAAATCGACTACACGGGCGACGCATACTTGGTTTCTTACGAGCAAGAAGCGGGCGTGGAAGAAAATGTGACATACTCATTCTCATTCACGGGAACGGGTACATTGACACAAGCGGCGGTATCTTAATCATTTAAGGGTCGGCCATCGGTCGGCCCTTTATTACAACAACAACAAAACAAAAAGATATGACACACATCATTGAAATCGGCGAAAGAAAACACGCCATCAGATTTGGATTCAACGCACTGCGTGAATTCTCAAGAATGACGGGAACCACATTGTCACAACTTGAATCGTTGGGCGACGATATGACTTTAGACCAAGCAATCACATTGATGTATTGCGGATTTAAAGACGGGGCGAGAAAAGAAAAATCGCCGTTCCGTTATGATGTGGCCGATGTGGCGGATTGGATTGATGAGGACGAAACGTTGATTGAAAAGGCGTTCGGAATCTTTGAAGAACAATTCGCCAGTAAGTCGGAAAAAAAGTAGTTGACCGAACACAAGGGCAACAACAAAGCGTTTCCACATGGGACACATTGGAGGCGTTTGCGTTCGGTCAAATTGGTTTGATGCCGTCCCAATTTTACGACCTATTGCCACGCGAGTGGTCAAACTTGGTTGAGGGTTGGAACGAGAAAGAGAACCGAAAGGAACAAGCGGAGTGGGAACGGACGCGTTGGCAAACAACCATCCTACTCAATCCGCACACAAAGAAGTCAATCAAGGCGAAAGATTTGATTGTATTTCCTTGGGAAAAAGAACCGAAGAAGAATCAAAAGGTTTGGACACGGGGCGAAATTTTAGATGTAATAAACCGACGTAAAGAACGCGCAAAAGCCAATGGCAAATCTTAGTTCATTAAATTTCCGATTGACGGCGAACATCGCGCCATTCCGCAAAGGTCTGAACAAGGCCGGTCGCGCAATGGACAAGACGGGTCGAAAGATGCAGAAATTCGGCAAGAATATGTCGGCGAAAGTCACGGCGCCGATTGTTGCATTGGGTGCCGTATCATTCAACGTGTTCAAGGATTTTGAATTGGAGATGGCCAAGGTGCAAGCCGTATCGGGTGCCACCGCTGAAGAATTCAAAGCGTTGACAGATAACGCGAAAAAACTTGGGGCGTCGACGGTGTTTTCAGCGCGTGAAGTGGCTGGACTACAATTGGAGTTCGCCAAACTTGGTTTCACCGCGAAGCAAATTGAAGGCGTCACGGAAGCGACGTTGAATTTATCCCAAGCGTCGGGCAGTGACTTGGCACGTTCAGCAGAAGTAGCGGGTGCCACCTTGCGTGGTTTTGGTCTTGACGTAGCAGAAACGGGACGCGTCACGGATGTGATGGCGGCATCGTTCTCCAGTTCGTCGATGGACATGGAATCTTTTGCCGAAGGTATGAAGATGGTTGCACCGATTGCGAAATCGGCTGGGATGTCCTTAGAAGAAACCACGGCGATGATGTCGTTGTTGGCGAATTCCGGAATCAAGGGGTCGATGGCTGGTTCTCAATTGCGTCGTATCATTTCAGAACTTGGAGCATCGGGCAAGCCTACATCTGAGGCAATTAGAGAATTGGCAGAAAGCGGATTGACCTTGGTCGACGCGAAAGATGAAGTTGGTCGGGCGGCGCAAGGTGCGTTGACAATCCTTGCGGATTCGGTTGACCAAATTAATCCGATGACCAAGGCACTTGAAGAATCATCGGGGGCGGCAAAAGATATGGCCGACATCATGGACATGACAGCCGCGGGTGCAACCGCATCATTGGGTTCCGCGGTCGAAGGTTTAGCGATTGAATTCGGTGGACTGGTGTCGGTGGCATTAACACCGTTCATCAAGAAGTTGACCGCAATGGCAACGTTCATCAATCAGTTGTCGCCACAAACAAAAAAATTCATTGCAATCATTGCGGGGATTGCCGCCGTTTTAGGCCCGACAATATTCATTCTTGGTTCAATGACAAGGGCGATGACCGCATTGAGGTCGGCCACGATTCTGCAAACCATTGCGACGGGTGCGCTATCTGTTGCCGTTAATATCCTCACCAGCCCAATCACATTGATTGTTGGGTTGATTGCGGCATTGGCCGCGGGTGTGATTTACGTCGCCTACAACTTTAAAGCATTCAGCGCCACGGCGAAAAATGCCATTGCCAAGTTGGTCAACGCAGTGATTCCGAAAGTGAATGCACTCATTGGTGCATTCAACGAGGCGGCCGAATTTTTTGGTAGGGACAAAATAATGATTGAGCCCTTCAAGAAGATGGAGGAAACGGCCGTGCCCGCATTCAAATCCGTTAGCGAAGTTGTCACTGAAGTCAAAAAAGACTTGGGATTGTTCAAAGAGGAAACCGAAGAAACGACGGGTTCTTTGGGGATGTTAGAAGGGCAAGTCGAAGATTTAAACACAGACCTTGAAAATGGAACTGAAGGAGCCGGAGAATACGCTGGGGCTTTAGATTTAGCGGGTGAAGAAACCAAAGAATTAGGCGAGGAAACCGAAAGAACCACGGAGGCGTTGATGAAGTTCCCATTGAAACAAATGTCTTTTGACGTTCAAAGCACATTCGTTCCAATGATGCAAAGCGCACGCAAACAAATGGTGAACTTTACCGCATTGGCCATCCAAGCGGGGAACGCCATCAAAGATGTGTTCGCCCAATCGTTGCGTGAGGCATTCGGTGAGTTGGAGAAAGGCGAAACACGATTCGGTAAATTTAAAGAGTCGATGACCCGAATGTTGCGCGACATGATTATCCAATTCACGGCGGCGGCAATTGCCGCATTCGCACTTGCGGTGGCCGTACGTTTTGCCCTTGGTGGCGTTGCTGGCATCGGAAGCATCGCAGATATTTTTGCAACGATGCAAAGCGTCGGCGGGTTTATGCCGAACATTCCAATGCTTGCCGAAGGTGGTATCGTAACGGGGCCGACATTGGCAATGATTGGTGAGGGTGCGCAATCGGAAGCGGTCATCCCATTGGATAGATTGCACGAATTTGGTGGCGGTGGCAAAGTGGAAGTCGTCGGCCGAATCAGCGGTGCGGACATCCTTTTATCCAACGAACGCGCCCAAAGAAATAGAACACGACAACGAGGATTTTAATGGCAAACGTCAAACTTTTTTCCGAATTCCGTTCATCACACGGACATTTCTATTTGATTGAAATTTATGATGAGGACTACACCGGTAGCGACCCCGACCAATTCAACGTCACGGGCAATGGTTTTGAACTGAACTATTCGGGGCAGACCGACAACATTTATTCCCCAATCATTGGGTCGTCGGTGTCGTTTGGAATGTACGTCAAAGATTCAGCGACAACGGCATTTCTCAACAACCTTAAACAATACCAACAAGACCGCTATTTCGTCAAGATATGGAAAGGTGAATTTGATGGGCAAGATGCAAACCAATGGTACAACACAACCAAAGTTTCCGACGATGGATTGGTGATGGCCTTTTCACCCGACGAAGAAGAAGTCGTGTATTTGGATTACTATTGGGGCGGATATATTGTGCAAGACATCATCGAGGTCGAAGATGTTTCACAACCTTATGTTCTAAATATTCAAGCGACGGACGGCATTTCAAAATTGAAGGACACACTTTGTGGAACGTCATTTTTCAGAGTGTTCACAAAACAATTTATCAACGCATTGGACCAGTCGGGCGTTCTTGGAATATACGGAAGCGAACACCCGGTGTTGGCCGTGGTGTGTAATTGGTGGGCAGAAGAAATGACCTACGCAACAAGCACCAATCCATTGGACGACACATGGGTTGATTTCCACGCGTTTGATATTATTGACGAGCAAGGAAACTATACGAACAAAAATTGGCACGACATATTGAGCCAAATGTGTCAAATCTTTGGATTGCGATTCTACTTTTCAAAAGGGCAATACCGATTGGAACAATTGTTTTTGCGCGATGTTTCTTCAATGCAAGAACACACCTATAAAAAAGACAAAACCAAGATTGGCAACGCATCGGTTTCGTATGAAAAAACCATCGACCAAACGAGCGACAAAGCGCGATTGGCTGGAAACATTTTCAATTTCTTGCCAGCCGTTGGCGATGTGTCAATCACACTGAATCAAGAAGAAAAGGCGATTGCTGGTGTTGTGTCAACCGAAGTCAGCGCGCCAACAACTGAAGTTGGTTTGGTGTCAAGCGCGTTGAGCAATCAAGTGACGATTGATTTCAAACACGATTCAAATTTATATGTGACCAACAACGTGAATCAACAATTGTTGTTTTTCAAATATCGTTTGAATGTCGAGTTGTTTGATTTCAACAACAACGTCACATACTATTTGAAGCGCACATACACGGGAACGACACCGGGCGCAATCAGTTGGACAACGACACAATCGGGGTCGGGTTATGAAGTTCTCGTCGGACACGTTCAAGAACACAAAACACAATGGACGCAACCGACACCGCCGCCAAACATTCCACAAGCGCAAACAACCAAAGGCAATTTTTCAGTTGTGACGCCAATGATTCCCGAAGATGGCGACATGAGTTTTGACTGGGAGTTTGTCGAGATGATTGATTTCAACGGAAACGTAAGAACGTTGAACGCGTCGAATAGTGTGAAATTTGAAATCACAACATTGGATTTCAGAACATCGTTTGGTTCAATTCAAAATCAATCAACAAGGGTTCGAGCGATTTCGCCGTCACCTGACAACAATAGCAAGTTGACGTATTCGCTTGAAGAATCTTCAATTTTCACCGGACAAGGCGAACGCGGTTCATTGGTTCGACAATACGATGTTGGCGGATTATTATTCAAGGTGCCGTATACAAATTGGCGTGAAGGCAATTCCGGTTCTTATGTCACAATCCAAAAATTGATTTGTCAAGAATTGTTGAAACTGATGGATGCCCCCGTTCAAAAATACATGGGGCGAATGTTTAGCGCACACGATTTCCGTCAGCGTCTGACATTTGATTCCAACAATTGGATTCAGTTGGGTGGAACGTATTCAGCAAATATGGATGAATGGGATGGTGAATGGTTTGTCATATCACGCGCAACAATCACACCGACATTTGAAGAAATCGACATCATCACGGATGTCACTGGAATTGGCAACGTGAATGGATTGACGGGCAACACGACATTTTCCGGCATTGATTCCGTTAATGTAGACACCAACGCATTGGCCGTCACAACGAATGCAGATGTTGGCGGAAATCTTGACGTCACGGGCAACACGGACGTGTCGGGAACGTTGGACGTCACGGGCGCCAGCACATTGCAAGAAACGAGCGTGGGTGAGTTTACAACGACGGGGCGTGTGAACGTCACGTTGAATTCAATCACGGGAAACCCCGGCGGTTCTGAAACGATAAGCGCGTCCAACCATTTCAATTTCATCACGTATTCGGGTAGCAATGGAACGTATACCATCAATTTGCCAGCGGCAGAAGATGGCGTGATTCTACGATTTAAAACGGACGACACCATCAGCAATTCCAAGTCCATCACGTTGCAACCAAACGGCGGCGAACGAATCGACGGCGAGGCGTCTTACGATATGGATAGGGCATACGACGGAATCAGCATCTTGGGGAAGTCGGGCGGATGGTACGTCATTCAGAAAAAGGAAAAATAATTGCATACGATAACGTAATTTTATAACACATAAAAAGACACAATGAATGAAGCAGTCTCAATTTTACTACCTCCTACGGAGAGGGTTGCTAAAGTCAATGTCAGTCGTAAGGGAGGGACTCGTTATGTTTAACAAGTTCACCACCGCTGGCATCACACACCCCGCCCAAGGTTCGGCCGAATTCGACGGGTCGAGTGATTACATCCAATTAGACACCCCGTTTAGTTATACGAACCACACCATCGCGGCGTGGGTTTATGCGAATGATACGGGAAGCGGAAAAATTATATTTAATTCACGCGACTCTTTTAATGATGGCTATAGTTTAACAATAGGCCAAAGCGAAGATATAAGGTATAGAGTTAACGATACAACAATAACCGATAGCGGAAACTACTCTAATGAATGGGTTTACGCCGTAGGCACTTACGACGGCACAACGATGAAAGTATACGCTAATGGCTCTTTACTTGCGTCTTCTGCAATAAGTAATACAATAAGCGTTACAACTGATGCAAGAATAGGAAATAAATCTTGGACAAATGGCGATTATATGGACGGCAACCTCGCCAACGTCGCTATTTGGAACCGCGCACTTTCAAGCGATGAAATTAATTCCGTGATGTGGAAAGGCTACAATTCGTTAAGCGATAGCGAACAAAGCGGCCTACAAGCGTGGTATAGTTTAGACGACATCAGCGGCTCAAGTGTGCCGGATTCAAGCGGCAACGGGAATAACGGAACGGCGTACTAACGCCATAACATCAAACACATTTTTTTATTATGGTTAGTACAACAAGAACCAACAAACCAATAAACCCGCGCGGCAATGACCAAAGCCCGAAAGGGTACAACCGCGCCGAGTTATACACGGGCAAGGCGTTGGACTTTGATGGGACGAATGATACAATAAACTGCGGTACTTTAGACGTAACAGATTACACGGCGTGGTCGGTGGCTTTTAATTTTAAAGTAGACGCTTTATCGGGTACTCAAATAATATATTCTTTAATACATTCAAGTAGCGACGATATAAGAATTTTGGTTACAAGTGGCGGGGCGTTTCAAATTACATTTGACGATGGAACAACCGATGAAATAGGTATTTTAAACCCTATTGAATTGGGTAAAATTTACAACGCGTCAATATCTTACGACGGCACAAATGTAGTATGCTACTTAAACGCTATTGAAGTTTCAACCGGAACCGCATCTTTTGATTTTAGCACGGCAGACGGAGATTTATATTTAGGTTCAAGATTGGGTTCGGGCTTTTTCTTTGATGGTAAGATTTACGGATTTAAGCAATTCAACACCGCCCTAACCGCCGCGCAAGTGGCCGACCTATACAACAACCCCGAAAAGATAGTCCCTACTGGCGTGGCAGATTCAGCGCTCAAGCTATGGCTACCAATGCAAGAAGGTGCGGGAACGACGGCTTTTAATGGTGCGCCCGACGCGCTTGGTTCTGAACAAATAACTGGATTTACTAATGGTTCCACTTATGCCTTTGATACTTTTACTACGAGCGGAAACGATATATCAAGCGCAATAAAAACATCGGGTTTTGCTGGTGCCGCAAGTAATGCCATATCATTAACCAACGGAGACAAAGTGTTTGTTTCCTTTGATTATACCCACACGAGCGGAGACCCGCTTAGAGTTTTAATTTCACAAAACGCAAGCGGAGCCGGAGCAACAATGAGCGATGTTGCATATATATCTACAACTGGTAAATTCACACATATTTTCACAGTGACGTCTACTCAAGACGGCTATCTGCAATTAGGAACGGGGGGTTCTACTCAGTCCATAAATGCATCAATGGAAAATATAAGTTTTAAAATAGTAAGCGGTATAGGCACGATATCGGGCGCAACGTGGACGCACGGCATTGGGGCACCCGTTAGTCAAACGTCAGTGATAGATTGGAATAAATGGACGCTTGACGGAACCAATGAAGTATTAGTCCCCGAAGGCCTAACGGCGGGACGCGATTTGTTGGGCAATCTATTCGAGAACGTGCGCAAACAAGGGGCGCTCAATCTTGACGGGAATTCGTGGGCGGAGGTGCACGATAATGCGAGCCTTGACTTTGGGACGGGTTCGTTTAGCATTGAGGCTTGGGCGAAGGTTAAGTATGTGAATGATGGTTCTTCTTACAATGCGATTTTAACGCTTGGGGGCAATGCCGCAGACAATACAAGTTTGTCCATAACCAGTTCTTTAGAACCCCGTTTTGAATACGCTGGAGATAGTAGTTCGGTTAGTTCATCTAACGAAGGCGATTGGGTGCATTTAGTTGGAACATACGATGAAACAAATGCAACTTTTTACATCAATGGTTCACAAGAAGACCAAGACGCAAGAACGGCAACGGACATTACGAATGCATTGGCAAAGCGCATCGGTCGAGATTCAACAAGCACTCGTTTTTATAACGACCAAATCGCCCAACCGCGCATCTATAACCGCGCATTGACCGCCGAGGAGGTGGAGCGTAACTACAACGCGGGGAAAAACATTTATAAATAAATAAATACAAAACACAATGAGAGGAAACGTATATATCTCAATTCCGGCATCAGATAAAGACAACGCATTGCCGTCGGGCATCACGCGTTACGATTGGAATACCTACACGTACGACGACGATGGTGCAGTAGACACGACGACGTTGGTGCATCCAACGTGGGCGGAATACGGCGAGAAATACAAAGGCGATTTCGGTGCGCCAGTCAGCGTGACGAAAGATGATGTCGAGTACATCGTTTACGAGTTGGAATTGTCTTGGCTTGATTCTGAAATCAGTGCATTGGTTGCACTCGGTTCGGGATTGTCGGCGCCATCTTACACGTTGTACAACGCAAGTGAAGCGCGTGAATTTATCATCGACAATTCAGATGTTCAACTTTAAGATTTCGACCATGCGCACCATTGACAAAATAATCATCCATTGTTCAGCGACACCCGAAGGGCGCGACGTAAAGATGGAAACCATCAAATCGTGGCACGTGAAAGGAAACGGATGGTCAGACATCGGCTACCATTTCGTGATTGAGTTGGACGGCACATTGAAAGAGGGACGACCATTGCACCGCAGTGGCGCCCACACACGTGGCGAGAATGCCACATCAATCGGCATTTGCTACGTCGGGGGCATCGACAAGAACAAGAACGCCAAGGACACACGTACGGCAGAACAAAAGGACACGTTGAACAAAATCGTGGAGGGCTTACTTGAAGACTACCCGGAAGCGTCCGTGCATGGACACAACGAGTTCGCCGCGAAGGCGTGCCCGTCGTTCGACGTGCAAAAGGAGTTTGGTAAAAAGACGGCTAAAGCGAAAGCACCTAAAGCAAAAGCACCTAAGAAATCCAAGGCCGTATGACATCCACTATTCGGACGATAAGAAAGAACATTGTCACCATCATCGGTTTCGCTGATTCTGAATTCTTGGAATTGCTCATCGCAATCCTTCACACCTTTTTGTTGCCGCTTGCCGTCATCACGGAAATCGGATTCAAATGGCACATCGTCATCGCCGCAATCGGTGGTGGCTTGTTTCAATTCTATTCCGTTGGGACACGCAACCTGAAGTGTCGATACTATTCGACCATCATCGCCACGATTGTGGCTTTTCTTACGACCGAAGAATACATCATCACTGGCAAGATGATGGAAGCGCCCTCACGTTGGGGGTGGGCAATCATTGCCATCGCCGCAGTTGTTAACCAAATCAGAGTGACCAAACAATGGAAAGCAAAGAACTAATCATCGCCGTCGTGACCATCCTTGGTTCGGGTGCGGCGTTTAAGTTTTATGAAAACGTAATCAAGAACAAGAAGGAAGCGGCACGCGAATTGAGACAAGAACAACGAGAAGACAACCCCGAAACAATGTTCCGTGAAGACCTATTGAAACGCGTTGAAGAAATGTCTATTGCGTTAGAAACGGCGCAAGGAAAAATCTTGGGGTTGACGCAAAAGGTGGCGGAACTGGAAACGGAAAACAAATACTTGCAACGGGAAATCGACATCCTCAAGCGTCGATAGTTTGATGGCGGTGTCTATAATGTAAAAGGGAACCCGATTGGATTCCCTTCACACTCTATTAACTATAACCCGTGCCAATGCTTAACACATTCAAATATAATAAAAATATTTCAATATGATTGACAGAATCTTTGACAATAAAAAAACCACCATTGTTGGCCTTATCATTTTTGTGACCGGCGCCTTGCTGGTCGGATTCGAGAAAGCGACGTTGACCGAATTCGGTGCGTTCATCGGTGTGGCCTTTGCCCTTTTCTTTTCTAAAGACCCAAAAGCATTGAACAAGAAATAATGGACGACGACTTTAACCAATGGCTCGAAGAATTAGAACAACAAGAACAACCGCAAGCATGCGACATTGGCGACCACGAATGCGATTCGTGTGGCTCGTAGGCCTCGCACTCATCGTCCAATCGTGTGGTGCATCGTGGCACCTAAAGCGTGCGATTGCAAAAGACCCAACGATTCTTGCGGACGCAATCGTTCGCGTTGATACAACGATTGTAACGAACGAAATCCGTGCGGTGGACACCTTGGTCGTTCGTGATACGATAACACGGGAAATCGTTCGTGATGGCGTCCAAATCAAAGTGAAGCGCGTGCACGATACGATTCGTGTGGATGTCGTTTGTCCGCCCGATACCATTCGCGTGGTGGCAGAAGTGCCAGTGGAACAAGTGGTGATTCGTGAAAAGGCAATGCCAATGTATCGCCGGGTGATTACAATGCTTTACCTCATCTTGGCCATCATCATTGTGGCTTGGGTGTATCGATTGACAAAATAAACGTGCAACGGGCGACCCGTTGTTTTGTTGTTGTGTGGGGGAATCCTTTGGGGTTCCCCTTTTTTATGGGTATAAATACCTAATTTTTATTTTTTTCACTTTTTCTTTGTTCACAATTTGTGAATTCAAAATATTGTTGTATGTTTACACCATCAAACAAGAACAACTAAAAACAACGATTATGAAAACGACAAACAAAATGCCACAATGGTTACAAGAAGAAATGAACAATGTTCAATTGACTAATAGCGTAAACGAAAAAGAGACATTGGCTTGGTATTTATCAGCATTAACAGAAGAAGAATAAACGAAGCACCAACAACACCAACGCCCCGCACTGAAACAAATGCGGGGTTTTCGGGTGCAAACTAAAAGTTCTTTTTTTATTAATCAAAAACAACAAGAGATGAAATCAATTTATGATGGTCAGTATAAAGAAGGCGACTATTTCAAATCTCACAAAAAAGTGAAGAACATGAAAGATGCTTTTCAACATCCATTAGTACATCGCGACGGCATTGAAATTTATGGCCCGGGAGAAGGTTGGCAAGAGGATGGCTATATGTGCCGAGTTAACTTGTCAGATGAAGCAATGAATTTTTGGATTGGCGGTGACATCGGGGAACACATGGCCGCTATCAATCTTTATGGTGACACAAAGAAAGAGGCATTTCAAGAAGTTTATTGGTTACTCAATAATTCTTTTAGATATCAAGTAAACCCATTTCTTGAGGAGTGACCGAATAACAAAAAAAACAAAAAGCCCCAACGGAAACGTCGGGGCTTTTTTAATTCAACAAAATGGAAAAGAGCAATGAACCGATTGTTGATTGTATGTATTGTCTTGCGACGCTGGGTTTGTTCTTTTTTTCTTAAATGGATTATTTTAACTTTGTCCAT